GATATATTCGTGAGCGTCTTGATGAACTACAAGAAGGTATGATGGCTGGTAATTTTACAAGTTATGAAGATTATCGGTCGGCAGTAGGCGAAGTGCGTGGCTTAACGTTTACTGAACAGTATATAGTAGAACTTAGGAGTAAAACCGGAGACGATGATGAAGACTGAAGGAAATCAAAATTTAGAGTCCCAAGGTAGTTTGGCCTTAGCGTATACCGCAGAAGAGAGCCGTGTGTTGGACCCAGACCTGCTTGATAAAACAGTTATGGAGCGTTTGCCGATTCCCACAGGATACCGTGTTTTGGTTATGCCCTATAAAGGAAAGGCTAAAACAGAGGGCGGTATTATTTTAACAGATGAAACAAGGGACCGAAATGCACTTGCAACGGTTGTCTGTTATGTTTTAAAACTTGGCCCTGATTGTTATTCTGATTCGGATAAATATTCGCAGCCCTATTGCAAAGAAAAAGATTGGGTGGTAATTGGTAGATATGCGGGAAGTCGGTTTCGGATTGAGGGGGCAGAATTAAGGCTTTTAAATGACGATGAAATTTTGGCTACGATTCTTGACCCTGATGACATTGCTCATGTTTAGAAAGTGAGGGAAAATGAGTAGTATCGATACAGACCAAAGCGCCCAGCCACAACTTGATTTACAAGATGATGCGGGGGAAATAGATGTTGTCCTTGATGATAGTGAGATATCACAGTCTTCGGAGGAATCTTCAAGAAATACTGACGACGATAGAAGTGTGGCTGTGGGTGATGAATCGAAGGACGGTTCAGAACTTGAAGATTATGGCGACAAAGTTCAAAAACGCCTTGATAAACTTACGCATCGGTATCGTGAAGCTGAAAGACGTGAAAATGCGGCATTAGATTATGCGCGTGGGCTTCAGGTAGAGAACAAGGATCTTTCTAGTCGGATAAATAATCTTGACAAAGGTTATCGTAGTGAATTCACCACGCGTATTGATAGCCAACTTACAGAGGCCAAGGCTAGATATAAAGAGGCCTATGATTCAGGAGACGTTGATGCTTTAGTAGAGGCGCAAGAATCCTTATCAACACTTGCGGCTCAAAAAGAAAGAGTTTCCTGGGCTGCTCAGTTGCAAAAAGCGCAACAGGCACAAAAAGCACAGACTCAAGAATCTGCAACCGCGCCTGCTCAAACAGCAACGCCGCCTGTTGTTGCGCAAACAGATCCACGAGCTAAAGATTGGTTTGATGATAATTCCTGGTTTGGTGAAGATGAAGCAATGACCTACGCTGCTTTAGGATTTCACCGCACTCTAACTGAAAAAGAGGGATACCAAGGAACTGAAGAAGCCTATTATACTGAGGTTGATCGCCGTATGAAGGATGCATTTCCCCATAAATTCAATGGGGCCGATCAATCTAGTGAAAACCGCCCCGCTCAGTCGGTTGCTCCTGTTGCAAGGAAGCAAAAATCTGGACGCTCAACCAGTGTACGTCTTTCTAGCAGTGAACGAGATATTGCTAAACGGCTTGGAATAAGCGAAAAACAGTACGCTGCACAAAAACTTAAACTCGAAGAACAAAGGGTTTAGGAGGTATATCGATGGTTGATAAAACCCCCAGAAGTGAAGAAACTCGTATCAAGAAGGAAAAACCTAAATTCTACAAACCGCCTTCTGCATTGGACGCGCCCCCACCGCCCGAAGGGTTTAGACATCGGTGGATTCGTGCTGAATTTGTGGGTTCTGATGATCGGAAAAATGTTTCTGGTCGACTAAATAATGGTTATGATTTAGTACGAGCAGATGAATATCCGGGTTGGAATACTACCATTATTGAGGAAGGCAAATATGCCGGAGTCATTGGGGTAGGTGGTTTGTTGCTTGCACGGGTTCCAGAAGAACTCGCCATCAGCCGTGAAACTTACTTTGAGGATGAAACTCGAGGTCAAATGGAAGCGGTTGATAATGATCTGATGAGGGAACAACATCCATCGATGCCGATAAGTAAGGAACGGCAATCGAGTATCACTTTTGGTAGTCGTAATAAAGAATAGATTATGGACGCCAAATCTTTCAACCTTCTGATTGAGGAGAATTCCAGCAATGGCAAACGTTGATGGAGCTTTTGGGCTACGGCCCGTTCGTCAGTTGGGAAGTATGCCGTTTAATAACGCAACTAATGAATATAGAATTGCTTCTGGTGCCACGGGACCTATTTTTCAAGGTTCTTTAGTTATCATGGCTACTAGCGGTTCTGTCATCATTGGTACTGCTACTGCTGTTGACACAGTGGGCGTGTTTAACGGTTGTTTCTATACTGATCCAACTACTTCTAAACCTACATGGAGAAACTATTATCCGGGCAGCATTGCTTCTTCGGATATTGTGGCTTTCATATACGATGATCCAGATATGACTTTTGAAGTTCAGTGTGCTGGTACACTTGCAATTACGGATATTGGCGGTAATGCTGATACGGCAGGTATAACTGGTAGCACAATCAATGGTCAATCAACCACTGAGCTTGCAGCCAGTGCTGGATCCGGTGCGGCGCAGATGCGTATTGTGGGCTTGAGTAAAGATCCAGACAATAGCGATGTTGCTTCGGCAAACGCTAATTGGTATGTGTTCTTTAACGAGCATGCCTACAAGACGACTACTGGCACATAGGGAGACTGAGATATGGCTATTAGTCGTGCACAACTAGTCAAGGAACTAGAACCGGGATTACATGCCCTGTTCGGCCTTGAATACGATCGCTACGATCAAGAACATCGTGAAATCTTCGATATCGAGACTTCAGATAAAGCTTTCGAAGAAGAAGTGATGCTTTCGGGATTTGGTGCGGCACAAACCAAAGCTGAAGGGTCTGCTGTGGTGTTTGACTCAGCGCAGGAAACCTTTACGGCGCGGTATACGCATGAAACCATTGCGTTGGCGTTTTCTATCACGGAAGAGGCGGTAGAAGATAATCTCTACGATCGCCTTTCTTCGCGATACACGAAAGCTCTCGCACGTAGCATGGCTCATACAAAGCAAGTTAAGGGTGCTAACATCCTTAATAATGCGTTTTCTACCAGCTATCCTGGTGGTGACGGCCAACCTCTTTTAGATACGGCCCATCCAACGGTTAGTGCAGGAAGTCTTGCAAATGAGCCAACCACCGCCGCAGATCTAAACGAGACTAGTCTTGAAGATGCGATGATTAACATCTCGACCAACTTCAAAGACGAGCGTGGTCTTAAGACTGCTATCATGGGTCGGAAATTGTTGATTCCCCCGCAACTCCAATTCGTTGCAGAGCGCCTTTTGGCTACTCCGTATCGGGTAGGAACTGCGGACAATGACATCAACGCGATGCGTAGCATGGGTATGCTGCCTGAGGGTTATGCCATCAACCATTTCCTCACTGATACTGACGCATGGTTTGTTAAAACTGATGCGCCAGATGGCCTGAAGATGTTTGAACGTGCCGCGTTGCGGAACAACATGGAAGGTGACTTTGACACCGGAAACGTTCGTTACAAATCACGTGAACGTTACAGCTTCGGCTTTTCAGACTGGCGGGGCCTTTACGGTTCTCCAGGCGCGTAGTATAGGTTGGGGTGGGGGAGAGGAAACTTTCCCCCATTCTTTCTGGGACTCATAGCCCTAGCGACTGGCCCAGCAGACGCTTACAGAGACTCTAGGGCAAAACCTTTCGTAAGGAGGTAGCCGCATGGCTAATACAACTTTCTCTGGTCCGGTTCGTTCGGAAAATGGCTTTGTTATAGCCAACAAAAATACGACCACGGGCAATGTAACCGATTCTTCCCTTCATTCTTCTGCAAACAAAGATATTCGGCGCTATTATCTCCAAGAGTATTGGATACGGCGTCCTGCACTTAATGCAGTTATAAACACAGCCTTTTCTGATGCAGATGCCACGGCGGCTGCAAACACGGCTATTCGGCTTGCTGAAAAAGTTGCCAACAGGGACTTCGAAGTTCTTGGCACAAGCATGACAACTGCTTTGTGCACGTTTGATACCACACGAGCCGGTATTATCATCACTACTGCTGGAACGGATCAAAATCAGGCCATTATAGCCCCTCATCTTGATACCAATCAAACATCTTGGCAGACTGTTCCCTGGGGTACTGAAAACTCAGTTATTTGGGAATGTGTTGTTACTACGGCAGCGTCTATTGCTGATATTAAACTTTGGGCGGGCTTGAAACTAACCAACGATCAATTGATCATCACTGACGCTGATCAGGCGTTCTTTAAGTTTCAAACAGACGCTACTAATAGTGAAGCTTTTACGGACTTCACTTTATTGCACTTTGTACACAGTATTGGCGGTACTGATTATATCAGTGCGTTGCCTATTACTGTAGCGGCGGACACCCAGTATCATCTGAAAATTGATATTAATAGCAGCAGACAAGCTGCCATATATGTCAATGGTATTCAGTATGATGTTACGACTACGGCAGGTAGTACTGGCGGAACAGCGGTGACCACGGGAACTGCTAGAACCGCAGCCTTAACCAATGCTGTTGATCTTATTCCGTATATTGGTGTGGAAACGGGTGCTGGATCAGCTAAAGCTTTGAAAGTACATTCGCAAGCCATTAGTCGGCTTATCTCTGAATAAGTCCATACCTGATGCGAACAAACGGTAAGGATGAGTCTATAATCCCTGATCTTTCAGGGAAGCGCGTGGCTATTGTCGCAATGGGCAATAGCCACGCCGAATTTACCAAATCCTCTGCATCTAACGGTGATTCCTCTATTTTTGCAGATGAGGTATGGGCCGTGAATTCTATGGGCGGTGTTATATATCATGATAGAGTCTTCATGCTTGACCCGCCTTCACGGTTTTTAGATACTGAAGATGCAGGTTCTATGACTGCTGGAATGCGTAAATGGCTTCCAACTCATCCGGGGCCTATTTATACTTGCGTTTTAGATGATAGGGTTCCCGGTGCTGTTTCATATCCTTTACAGGAAGTATGCAGCACTCTGAAAACTTCATATCTGAATAATACCGTCGCTTTTGCTATAGCTTTTGCCGTATGCGCAAAACCTGAAAGTATAATGATGTATGGTGCTGATTTTGGATATGTGCATTTAAGACAGTTTGCTGAAGAAGGGCGCGCTTGTTGTGAGTATTTATTGTCTAAGGCCGAGGAGCGTGGTATCAATGTTGAGGTTGCAACGACAACTACAATGTTTGATGCAAATAAACCAGCAGAAGAAAGATTTTATGGATATCATAGACTAGAGGATCCTCCTGTTGTATTGCAAAAAGAAAACAGTATGATGATCCTACCCTTGTCAAAAGCACAGGAACTCCAACAGGAGAATCGCGATGGCGACGTTCATTAGTGGAAGTGATGCAAAGGCGGTATTTATAACAGCAGATACACAAGCCTTGGATGCAGACGGAATTTCAACAGCAGCCTCATTAGGCGCAGCAGGTAATTTAACCCTTGGAGGAGCTTTGACCTCTGGCGGTTCAGCCACGTTTGATTCTGGTAGAATTATTACAATTTTATCTGCGGGTGATGATTCTAGTCGAACATTTACGGTAACCGGAACTGATGTAAATGGCGATGCTCAAACGGAAGAAATTACGGGAGCAAATGCGGGTACTGCTACGGGTAGCAAACACTTCAAAACGGTTACCCAAATCGCTATTGATGCAGCAAGTGCAGGCAATGTTTCTGCCGGTATAAATAATTCTGCGGCAGATGTGGTATTTGCAGGTAGGTCGCGGTTGAAGGGTGTTCGCATAATGAATTCCGCTACTGCTGGCACCTTGGTATTTCCAACTACTTCGCCTACGGGAACAACCACCATGCAACTTTCTACGGTTGCGAGTGCAACCGTATTGGATGATGTAAGTATCCCTGCTGAAGGGGTTTTGTTTACGGCGGGTATTTACATTCAATATACGCAGAGCACGTTTACCACGGCTACTGTATTTCATGCTTAGATAGGAGATCGTTATGAAAGGTGGACCAGGAAAAAATAAATACGGCGATCCCAAGGACGGTGTCCAACATCTTGGGAAAGGCGGCAAGGTTAAGAAACGCAAAGGGTATAATCATGGGGGTTCTGTGCATCATGAAAAAAGTTCCCCTGTAGAGGTGGCTGAAACAACGGCTGCAAGTTTAAGGCGCGCAGGGATATCGTAAATGGCCATATCGGGGTCTGCCAATTTTGATCTCAATGTTGCCGAGATCATAGAAGAAGCATTTGAACGTTGCGGTTTAGAATCGCGCACAGGTTATGATGCGGTTACTGCACGTAGATCACTTAATCTTATGCTGGCAGACTGGGCTAACCGGGGCATTAATTTATGGACCGTGAGGCAATTTTCACAGACCTTGGCCCAGCTTTCAAGCACCTCAGCCGTTGACACATATCCCGTTGGGACTATAACCGCAACAGTAGGTGATTCTAGTGGCTTATCTGTTGGTGAAACCATAACGGGTTCCAGCAGCAGTACGACAGCGAAAATTATAACAAAGCCCAGCGGCACCACGCTTACGTTGACTGTACCTAGTGGTGCCTTTACAGC